AGGTGGTCGTGCCGATGAAATCAAAAAATGGTTACAAGATAACGCATGGAAAGATGATATCAAGTGGGTGGCCATTGATGATTTAAATATGGACGAATGGTTATTTCCTAACTTTGTTCATTGTCCAAATGGGAATGAGGGTATAAAAAGACAAAACATAAAAGATAAAATAATACAAATATTAAATGGATAGTTGGGATAAGAAATTCATCAAGTTGTGTCAACACATTTCTGGGTGGAGTAAAGACAAGAATAGAAAGGTTGGTGCTGTTATAGTCGATAATGATAATGTAGTATTGTCAATGGGTTATAATGGAATACCTAGAGGTTGTGATGATAGTATTGAATGTCGATATGACCGACCAATCAAGTATTTATATACAGAACATGCTGAAAGAAATGCAATATATCATGCTGCTAGACACGGAGTATCGTTGAAAGGTTGTAGATTATATGTAACTTTGTTTCCATGTGCAGATTGTGCCAGAGCATTGATACAATCTGGAATAACAAAAATAATTGCTCCAGAGCCAGATTTAACGCATGAAGTGTGGGGAGAACATTTCAAAGCTGCGATTCAGATGATGGAGGAAGCTAATATTGAATTAAAATTAATTTAATGGAAACCGTAAAAGTTGGAATTGCCAATGTTGGTGAAAAAAATTTAAAATTAGAAGACGTATCTAAGTGGACACCTAAAGATGTGTTGTACGCTGGTGATACTGTTTTCTTTAAACATGATGATGCATATTATTCAATGAATACTATGGATTTTAGAAAAATATTTAAATAATAAAAGATGGGTGTAGTAAATTCAATTAAAATCAATCACTTTAGGTATAAAGAAGAGAGGGGTTGGGATAAAACGTTTTGGTTTTTTGATATTCATGCAACGATATTAAAACCTAATTATACATTTGGTGATATACCAAAAGAATTTTATCCATATGCTAAGGAAACATTACAAATTCTTAGCAAATTACCAGATGTTGAACTGATAATTTATACATGTTCACATCCACACGAAATTGAACAATACTTAGAGTTCTTTAAAGATAACGGTATTGATTTCAAATACGTAAACGAGAACCCAGAAGTTAAAACTCAGTTAAATGGGTATGGGTGTTACGATAAAAAACCTTACATGAACGTTTTATTTGAAGATAAAGCTGGGTTTGATGCTGAAACAGAATGGTTAGAGGTTTTAGAGTTGATTAAATTAAATTATGGCGAGAATATCTGACATACAAAGCTATAATCAAGGTAGAAAAGACTTAACCAGAGATAAAGCCGATTTTGAAACATTAAGGTTTGAAAATCAAAATGGTGATGTCATGGTTGTAAAACCACAAGAAGTTAGAGAAGTTTTACATGATTTTATCGATAGTGAAATAGGTTTTTTAGGTGATGCGATGAAATCTCAAATAAAAGAACGATTAGATTTCAAATTGGTACAAATAGAATATTCACTAAAAGAACACATAGAAAATAAAATCAATACATTAACTGAAAAAATTTTGGAAAAAACTATTGATAGAATAGTTGAAGAAGAAGTTAACAGAAGAGTTTTAGAAAAAATAAAAAAATGTTTATGAAAAGAAAAAGAATTGTAGGTGTTATCATTTTAATAATTGTAATTGCATTGTTTGCGTTAACTAGTTGTGCTGATGTATCACACGTTCAACAATGTTTACCACCAACAGAACATACATATGGGTTTTGGGGTGGCACATGGCACGGTATGATAATGGTACCATCGTTTATTGGAAGTCTTATTTCTGATGATATCGCAGTATATGCTGTAAATAATAACGGTGGATGGTACGATTTTGGTTTTGTTGGTGGTTTTTTCTTTATGATAAGAATGATTTCATTGGCGATAAAAGGTTATAGAACAACAAAAGAATAAAATGAAAAAGAAAGTAGTAGTATTTAGTGGTGCTGGGTTAGATAGAGAATCTGGTATCTTAACGTTTCGTGACTCTAAAGATGGGTTATGGAACAATTATAAAGTTGATGAAGTTGCGACAAAAGAAGGTTGGTCTAAAAACCGTGAGAAAGTCTTGCAATTTTACAACGAAAGACGTAGAGAATTACCAAACGTTGAACCAAACGATGCACATAGAGCATTGGTGCGTTTAGAAGAAGGGTATAGGGTATTAAATGTAACACAAAACGTATCTGATTTATTAGAGCGTGCTGGTGCAACCGATATAATCCATTTACATGGTGAGTTAACTAAAGCGAGAGGATGTTACCATAAATCAGAAGGTTTAGACACAAACTACGTTGTAAAAGATATTGGTTATAATGACATAAACATTGGTGATAAATGTGAACATACGAATTCACAATTAAGACCACATGTTTGTTGGTTTGGTGAATGGCCATATGGTACTGATAGAGCGTATGATGAGGTAGCGTTTGCTGATATTCTTATCATCGTGGGTACAAGTTTAGAAATATCATACACGTTATCTATGTTAGGACAATTAAGACACAAGTTTTTAACTGGTGAATGTGAAGTTTATTATGTTGACCCAAACCCATCAACACACATGGAAGCTTATGGTATTAAACCAACTTATATTAGAAAACCAGCAACAGAAGGGTTAACAGAATTAGTAGAAAAATTATTAAACTAAAAAAAAAAAGAATATGGCACATTATGTATTTGAAGGGGTTATTAAAGATATTTTTGATACCCAAGAATTTAAGAATAATTTCAAGAAGAGAGAAATTATCGTAACAACAACCGAAGAATATCCACAAGATATCAAGTTTGAGTTTACCGATGAAACTGGTATCAACAAATTGGATGATTATGGTGTTGGTGAAGCAGTTAAAATTGCGTTCCAATTGAAAGGAAGTGAGTGGCAAGGTAAGTATTTTACAAACTTGAGAGGTATTGCTATTTCTTCATATGATGAAGAAAAGAAATTCGCTGAGAAACAAGCAAAAGAAAACAAAACAACTGCTAAAAAAACAAAAGATGCAACAGTAACAGTTGTTGATAACGATGGAGATGATTTACCATTCTAATTATGAGTGTAATTAAATTTGAATTAAAAGAAGAACACGTAAAGTTGTTAAAACATTTGCGTTGGAGTAAGAATAAAAATCATATCGTTAACATTTCTGATGATGAGGATTCAGTTCCTTTTGGTTTTGATAGTATATATGAGGCAATTGATACTATATTGAATGGTAGACCAGAAGATTTTGACCCATTTGAAACACATGATATAATAGAATACACTGATGAGCAAAAAGCTGAATGGGATAAACTATATGGTGAATTACCAACAGCATTAGATGTTATTCTATATAATCAAACCTTTGATTTGGGGCATTATAAGACCAAATATCATGACAGAAACTGGAAAAAGATGAATTAATTTTCATCTTTTTTTTGTTTATATGAAAAATTATTCATACATTTGTATTAACTAATAAAATATATAACTATGAAACACGAAAAAAGTTTTTGTATCATCAAAAGAATGACACAGCAAAACAGTAACAGACCATTAAATGTGGTTTTGATTGATTCTAACAATGAGGTGTTAGAATTTGACACCAGAGAAGAAGCCGAAAATTGGGCTAAAATTTTAACTCAGAACTCTGACTCTGGTTGGGAATACATTGTAAAAGAAATATAATATGAGAGAATCTTTATTATTCGTCTTAGATGGACGACAAGATTTAGCTGAAGATATTATTGACTCAGTTAATTTAATGAGTAACGATGCTGAAATAAGTTTAGGTTACTTAAATAAACAAAAGTTTTCTGATGGTGAATTATGTGTTGATTTTACCGATTCAGTTAGAGGTAAAAATGTGTTTTTATTATCTAGCCCTATCACATCTGATGCCATTATGAATTTATTGTTAGCTATTGATGCTGCTAAACGTGCTGGTGCAAAAGAAATAATTCCTATTCTACCATATTTCCCATATGCTAGACAAGATAAGAAAGACCAATCACGTGGACCTATTGGTGCTAAAGTAATGGCTGAAATGATTGAACAACGTGGTTCAACATCTGTAATCACTTATGATTTACACGCTGACCAAATCCAAGGGTTTTTTAACATACCAGTTACACATATTGAAGGTA